GTGGTGGGAGATCAGTCAGTCCAGGATGATTCTTCGCCGTATTCGATCAGGTCCCCACACCTAGCGCACACCCACACATGAGGAACCCCCTCATGGTAGAACCTAACTCTAGGAGGTCCTCGGTGGATAGTGAAGTCTTGAAGTTTTTGCATAAGCTCTCCATACAGAAAGTCTGGGTAGGTTCCAGTTTCTCTATGGAAAATGACCACGACCGTCTTGGCGAGTCGGTGATTCACATATCTCGGATGGTCACACGTCTTATAATTCGTTAATATTTTATTGTCCAATAGTAATAACTGAAATATGTCGGGTGGTATTACGCAACTAGTAGCCGTGGGTGCCCAGGATGTGCATCTCGTAGGAAACCCGGAGGTGAGTTTCTTCCAGTCGTCTTACAAACGTCATTCTAATTTTTCCAGTGTGGTTGAGCGTCAGGTGATCCAGAACGTCCCGGCGAACAACGGTCTCTCATCGATCCGCTTCGAGCGTAAGGGTGACATGCTTTCGTATGTTTATTTTGTACCTAATAGTTCTCAGGATTCAACATTCCAGACAAACTGGAGTACTGTGATCGACAAGGTCGAATTGTACATTGGCGGTCAGCTTATTGACACACAGCATTTTGAGTATTCAACCAAGATCCATACCGACATCATGGCGAACTCGTTCTCCAAGTCGGCGTTTGGTTCCGCCCCCACCGGAGCTGACGCGAGCAGTTTCTTCTACCCTCTCAAGTTCTGGTTCGGCGAGAACTGGCAGTCTGCGCTTCCCTTGATTGCCCTCCAGTACCACGATGTGGAGGTTCGCATTTACTGGGGAACCGACATTCGCCCCGAGGTTGCTGCAATTGCGACTGCGATTGCCAATTACCAGAATGCACAAACTGCTGGTTTTGATGCAACAAAATCACCAGCAACTCATGCCGATCGTGCGGCCCTCGAGGCTGCATTCAAGGCTGCTGCTGATGCTCAAGAGGCTAACACTGGAACCACTCTTGTAAATGCACTTGCGGCAGCCGGTCTCACTTATACCGTTGATGCAGGTACTGGTTTGATTACCGGAGATGTTCTTGCGGACAGCGGGGCATCTAACTGGACCGCTACTTCTCTCACCTACCCGGTTACCGAAACCCTCCTGGCAGTTGCAAACTCTTCCAAGTTGGAGGCATGGACTCGTTACATCTACCTTGATACCGACGAACGTCGCATGATGGCCGAGAAGCCTATGGATATGCTCATTCACCAGGTTCAGCGCATTCCCAACCCCGAATCAAAGACCGCCGATCTCACATTCAATCATCCGGTCAAGTTCCTGGCGTCCACAGGTTCTAACTTTGGCGCAACGAACCGTCTTCTTCTTCAGCTCAATGGTGTTGATATTGGGGAGCAAAAACAGTCTGTGCCTCATTACAAACAGGTGTCTTCGTATTACCACACGCAGTTCGGAGCAGATCCGGCATCGAATGATTCTGGTTTCGAGAGTGTGACTCTGATGATTCCGTTCTGTCTGGATGCCTCTAAGCTCCAGCCCACAGGCAGTTGCAACTTTTCGCGAATGGATTCAGCGACCCTTCGTCTGCCAAACTCTACAATCAACGCGGCTATCTATGCGGTGAACTACAACGTCCTCAGGATCCAGAATGGGATGGGTGGGTTGCTTTACGCAAACTAAATATCTAACAAACTTATAGTAATATGTCACCTGGCGTTACACTTGTTGTTGCTGGACGGGATAATCCCCTAAATATAGATCCAGACGTGTCATTTTTTAAGACTTTATACAAACGCCATACGAACTTTTCTAGTGTTATTGACAAGTTGACTCTTCAGACAAGACCAGCCAATAACGGTACTTCAACGACCCGCGTAGAGGTCAAGGGGGATCTCCTTTCTTACATGTACATATCAAATGATTGGGGTAATACCACAGAATCTGTGCCACGCAAGTGGAGTAGGGTCATAGATAAAGTAGAACTTTTTATAGGAAACCAACTGATAGACACACAGTACTACGACTACTCCGCTAAAATCGCAACGGAGGTTCAGGCGCCTACTCTATCCAAAAGTATAAAGGGATCGAGTGGTTCTGAATATAGTTATTTTTATCCACTGAAGTTCTTTTTCTGTGAACACTGGGCATCATCCATACCACTAATTTCACTCAATTACCATGACGTGGAAATTGTTATTCATTGGGGAGACCATATTTACATAAATAATATACTAGAACCTTATTTGGCAGAAGTGGAACAATACAGGAATCAAAACATTAGTTATACAGATTTACTAGAAGATATAAATCTGTATCAAAATGTTTCAAATACCGACGTCTATACGAATGTTCAGGATAATATCACTATTTATCAAGGTGTAGTTATCCCTCCAGTAGATGATTATACAGATGTTAAGGATGATATAGCTATTTATCAAGCGATTGATACAAATGATTACGCCAATATTAAAAATGATATTCTTGTATATCAGACGTATGGATTTACGGATGTTTACTCTAATTTAAGTACCGATGTCACGAACTACCAAGGTGTCACTATTCCATCTACGGGTCAGTACATAGACTTTCAATCAAACATATCGCTTTATCAGGCAGCAACAACGGATGTTGAACGTATTAATGATGCGAGCAATGTTGTGGGTGGTTTTAGTAATTTGATACCAGAGCCTATTCTGACTGACGATAGAACGTACTATGTTGCGGTGAAACAGGTGCTTGGTAATTATAAATATTATATAAACGGCGAACTTCAAGCAAATTTGACATTTCGAAGAGGTTCTACCTATATTTTTAATCTCTCGAATGGAGACACTTATACAAATCATCCTCTACGTTTTTCAGAGACTCCAGATGGGACACATGGCGGGGGCGGGATTTACATCGAAGGTGTTACTTTGGATCCATTGACTAAAACTGTTACGATAGTTGTAAGCGAGACTAGTCCTGATACCCTTTACTACTTTTGTACAATCCATAGTGGTATGGGTTCAATGATTACGGTTATGGATGAACGCGTGGTCCCGACTTACCAAAGTTTGACAGATGGTTACATCATTTATGATAACCTGACAGATAGCTCTGGGTCATTTCTAGCTTCGGATGCACTGAACGTCTTTATTACCTCCTTGAATAGTTCTGAAAAAATAACTGCTTCTACCGATGTTATATCTGACTTCAACAACCTTTCAGTGTATCCTTCGAATATTCTCACACAAAATGTTATTACCGGATTCCTTACTTATGACGGGACCGAAGATACGGCTTTGGACTATGCACCAACGAATAGTCTGACCGCTTTTATGGATACGCGCGTTATTGAGGAAAGGAGCAATCTGGCAGCAAATTTGGTTACAGATCATGGAGCAATAACGGATACTGGTAACACGCTTACATTCGCGACCTCTACTGGTTTTTTGACCTACACGACAACCACTCCGTCGGCGACGTTGGTAGACTCCATAACTGGTTTTGATGCATCAGATCAATTAAGTACCAACATGGGTATTTACAATAATGTTATTCGCATAGACGCTGCCCAAACACTATCAGCGTCATGGGCTATTACTGCGGATTCTAGTGCACCCTATTCAAACACATTCACTATAGATGGAACCACTGGATACATAACATATGAATCTGTAGTAGATAGTTATGGATCATTTGAAGGATCAGACCTTCTGAATAATGTCATGACCGAATTTCACAATTATGAGCGGTCTAATATTGCACAGGATGTGATTGACTCACATCTACTCGCGACATTAGATTCAAATGTCGTATCAAAGACGGATCTTGAAGGATTCATTGTCTATCAGGATCTTACAGATACGGTAGGGCATTTTACGGCTAGTGAACTTCTTAACACGGTGATGGGCAGTGGACATCATGCTATTCGTCTTGCGGCGTCTTCGAATGTTTTGAATTCGTACGCAACATTGAATCCTCTGATGTCAAACGTTCTTACCCGAAACGAAGAGACGGGTTTCTTGATCTATAACGGGACTCTCACGGACACAGACGCAAACCCACCCAACTATCCAGCTTCTGATGCACTTATTGTAGACGTGAGCGCAAATAGGATTACTAACAGAGAATCTAACTCAAGTAATGTTATAAACAATTATCCAGACGTTCCTACTATCATAGCTCCAGCACCCACGCGCGACCCTGTAGACTATTTCATCACATTCAACGGAAACGACGAAGACACAAATGCGGCGTATCCAAGTGGTAACGCTTTGATAAATTATATTACGCAAGTGAAAAATAATTACGAATCTTCTGATTTCGAACTGATGGGAAGATTTATCTACTTGGACAAAGACGAACGCCGTTACATGTCAGAACGTTCTGCGGATTATATCATAACCCAGACTCAGAGGATTCCTGCTCCAAACAAGAAAGATGTGGAACTTAATCTAAATCACCCTATAAGTTTCATAGCTTCGACTGCAAGTAACTTCAATGCGTCAAACAAGATGCTACTGGAACTAAACGGCGAACCGGTGGGAGACCCAAAACCAGCCGTGCCTCATTATAAACAAGTATCTACGTACTATCACACAACATATGGTTCAAATCAATACACAACCATGATGTATCCATTCTGCCTGGATGCATCAAACAAGGAACACACTGGAAGTCTCAACTTCAGTCGATTGGATTCAGCCAGACTTACACTGGATCAAGCCATCAACGGTGATATCTACGCGGTCAATTACAATATTCTTAGGATTTCGAACGGGACTGCTGGGTTACTTTATGCATAGTCCCAAGCGCCTTCTCTGCCTGATCCTTGGGCATAAACATAAGCCATGCCACCGTCATCCTCTCCTGAGTGAGCGTTCCGTCCTTCTTCATAGCGGCGCATGCATCTTGAAATTTCTTTACGTAGTCCATAATGGAATTTCAAGGTGTTACTTCTTTAATTGGTCTTTGGAACCTTGAGCAGCGGGACATCCGCCGAGAAGCACCGGGTGATGCTGTTGGCAGGCACCGAACCCACACGCTGCAGATCGGTGATGGACTTGAGCATATCAGGCCCCATCTTGGCGATCAACTGGCGGTACTGGTAGTTAAGAGGATATGCAATACCATTATCAGCCATGATCTTATCATTGATCAACTGGTTCGAACTGTAAATCGTGAAGGCGCGACCATCGGCCATACCAAGACGCTGAGACATCTTTACTTATTCAGTAGATAAAAATCCCTGATCCTCTGGTGAAATGATTCCATCTGATGAATCATTCTGACATTCTTTTCCTTGAAGTCGATGAAGTCTCCCTTGACCTGTGGATCGTAGAGAACCCTGATCAGGAACTTGTAGGCCATGGCGATATCCTTGAAGTTCTTGGCACCCGACATCACGATGCTACCCGTCTTAAAAACACTGACCGTCATATTGAACATCTTGGCTTTCACTGCTGAGTAGGTTTCTGGACTGTAAGACGTCTTTTTTACAAAGTTTTTGTGCTTCTTGTAAAGATCCAGTAAAGCCATCTGATCGATGCCGTGAGGAAGACGGAAAGTTGCATTGATCATCTGTGTTTCCATGGGTGACACGGGTCTTTTAGTGGTCTCAGGAAAGACCTCATCTACTATTTTTTGAATATCCTGGATGATCTCGAGACCTTCCATTGGTGTAGATGATCCTGTCACGTGAATCTTTCCGTTTGGAAACAACTTGACTGAGCGTTTTTTGGTTTCACCGACATCCTTGGACAGCGTCAGTGAGTTATTAAAGTGGTTCGTGCCCACGTTCCAGCCATCGGTTCCATCAACGAACTTCTCCTTGAAAGTCGCAAGAGGGGTCGCGATACTATCCCTGCCTCCCATGACCGTCATCGTGGATACCCTGGGCAATGATGGTTTAGATCCTTGGATCCCATCGCGCGCTTTGATGATGTTTCCAAGAAAGTTTCGAAAGTTTATGGCTTCCATATTTAAAAGTAAAACGCACCACTTCTTTAATATGAGATGTGGTCACTGTAAGAAGAAGAAGATGATCTGTATTCCATGCGATCACTGTGATCACACGTCTCTGTGTACCTCTTGTATCCAACTGGAGTTTCATGAGTGTTCAGGTATCCTGAATAAAATTCAGTCCGAGAGGGATACAATAGAAAAGCTAAACCCTAAAATTGAGGGCGACAAAATTACAAAAATTTGACGAGGGTCAAAACACTGAGGGCTATGAGAATAGCGGCGGCAGTGTTGCCTGCGAGGTTGGCAGCGTCGATGCTACCGATCATGCCCTCCTTTTTCACCAGGATGGAGTCGTCTTTGACCTTGGGCGTCATGTCCCAGGGAGGAAGTGAATAGTTGCGCTCTGGTACAGGCTTCCGGTTGAGAGGATAGTCCTGAGATCCAGGAGTGCAGTAGTAGGGGGTCCTCCACCCCGCGGCGATGGTCTTCTCGCAACCCGGACTCGGCTCTGTCATCTGGGTCTCGAGAGGTCCCCCGAGAGCATCTCCTGTGGGGCGAACCGCGTTCACGAGCGCCACCTGGGGTTCACTGGACGGTGCGTAGACCGTCTTGTAGGCACCACCCAGCGGAACACCAGGGGTGAAATTCATCGGGTCTGCGTACGGGTTGATCTTATTGAGGGAAATCCCGTCATTCAGTCTCATGTAGGACGACATCCTTACTTATTATACGGTTTGAATAAATTCCCACTTGAGTATCTTGCACATGTCCTTCCAGATGACATCCTGTTGGGTGAGTTTCTCTTTGGACTTCAGAAGTGGAAAATAGGGAAGATACTGATCTTCGCCAAGCAATTCGCAAAACTTATAGAGAACATAGGGGTAACTCAGAAAGTTCTTGCGATCCTTGGGACATACCTGGTCAAATGGTTCTTGTATTTCATTGAACATTAATCTTAGACGCTCCTCGAGTGCAACTGGCATTTCAGGAGGTCTCACACCGGTCAATATGTTGGCGATGTAAGGTATGTGTTCATAGTATTTATTTTGACGCAACTTTTTCAAGAGACCCCTCACCTTGGCGTGAGTTATCTTGGAAATTTGTTCGATCCTCTGTTTCTTGAGTTCGTAACGCAATTGTTCTATCAGTTCATCTGGAATACTGGCTGTCTCCTTTCCTTGAAATTGTTGCACCCACTCATTGAAGTGGTTCTGTCTTTTATACGAATACTGAGTGTTCTTTGAAATGTCCTGTTCATCTTGATAGGACAGCCTGGTAGCTATGTAATTTTCACATGCACCACAGTCCTGACACACGATTTCTCCGTCAATATCATTTTCATAAACGTTCGCCGAATTACACTGTTTACATCTATCTACGGCTACGGTGTTTTTATCAATAAAATCATTATCGGTCACTGTCGTGATGTCTTTTTCCACGACACGCATGTATTCCAAAAATATGTCGCGTCTACAATTTTCCTCGTGATATCTGTGTATGAAGGGTGCCGCCATTGTGATGTAGTCGTGAAGTGTCGAGGGATCATTTTCATATTCCTTTATTTTCAAATTATACCTCTCGAGCAAACTCATTTAAAGAAAAATGTCACTATAACTTTAAATGTATAAATTACTTGTCAAGTTGGCTGGGTGGTGGTACAACGAAGATCATTACCGAATCACGATGCCCTTGAAGATGATTTATGATATCAACACCAAAAAGGATTGTATGTTCCCATCGTCTGAGTGGAAGAGAATTATGGAAGGATGGCCGTTGATGAAGTCAGGCGATACCTATGTTACATGTTACTACCCTGACTTCAGAGACGCGATTTATGTTTTGAGAAGGAAGAAGCCCGAGTGTGTAGAGAATATTCGTTACGAGCAAGAGTACACCTATCGTGGTTCACCTTATTCCATGGTGACTAGGGATCCTATGCGCAGGGTTAATGATATCATCGAGGATGAGGATGAGCCCAGGATGAAGGGTCCCATCATGATCCAAAAGGTCGAGGCTATAATGGAAGATGGTGAGGTGATCATGTGGGACACTGCACGGTTCCTTCGGTACGCGGGACCGAGGTCGGACTTTCACAACGTCAAAGACATCCGTATGAGGGATCTATTTGACGCGAATGAGGAGTTGCCAGATGAGTGGCACGTCTACATGTTTGGTAAGAAGATTGTCATCAAGAAGGACGATGAACTTACTCCTCAGACTTTGGTGCCAGGTAGAACCTGAGTTCACCTAGAGAAGTAACCTTATACTCCAGGACGAGAGGCATCTCCTCTCCGTGGTGGAGAAGTTTCATATTGGAACACATTGAAGTAGCCTTGGTGAACAAATTGAGATACTTCAAAGAAAATGTATCTTTCATAGACTCGAACTTGGTGGTATCCGAATCAATGTCATATTCGGTGTACTGCTCGGCAAAGTCGCCAACGCACCTGAACCCAACCTTTTTATAGGAACGCTCTATCGTCAATTCAGAGCCAATATGGGAAATATCTCTGCAAAGTCTCTGAAAGTCTACGGTCTGGAAGGTCGTGATGCTGACCACTGGCAAGTTGGGAGCGTCGAACATTTCATCATTGATATCCAAAAGTCTAAGATTAAAATGACTCCGACTCTTCTTACCACTATTCTCGATGGATATATTGAGCACGTGGTTTTCTTCAATTTTCATCACCAGTACGTCATTGGTCGTAACTGACTTCAAAACTCTGAACACGTTGGTAGTGTTAATACCAACAATAATTTCATGTTCACATGAATATTCTTCAAACTGTGTGGCATCTAAGAATAGTTCCACCATGGCTGTGCGAGCATTGTCAAGGGTCAACATGTGGATACCCTTTTTGCTAAAAGATACATTAACATCGTTGAGGATGTCTTTCAAGACCTCAAAGATATTTTTAAATGCGGATGCTTGAATAGTTTTCAAGAACATTTACTAGATGTAGTGCGCGTTTTCTTTAAGTAATCACGATCATAAAGGTCTTTGAGAAATTGTTTGAATCCTTCTTCACCGCGATCGTCGATGAACTCCTTCCATGATGAGTAGCCTTGTTTGTAGGAGTACACATTTCCCAGTGACTTGTGAACTTCGTCCGGTCTTCTGATCATTTTTTAGTTGGTGACTTTCTTGTTTATCTTGGCTTCCAACTCGGGGGTCATCATGGGTGCCAATGGAGCACCATAGGATTCCAGATCAAAAAGGCCTGGTGCATTATTGGGATTTCCATCAAACGAAGCAAAAGCCGAATGATCAAAGGATTCCACTTCGGTTGGCATCATAGAGAGAACCCACTGCTTGACCTCCGAACCCATCAAAGGTCTTCCGTCCTTGGTGATCAATGCAGGAACGTGGGTAAGCACCTTGTGATAATCTTCTGGGATGGGTTCTTCATGAATATTTTGATACTTGATTTGGTCTTTGATAGGACATTGATCCAATAGTTTGAATATCTCAAGACAGTGTTGGCAGCGTGGACTGTACAACATGATCGCAAACATGCTTTCTTACAAGCGTCGGTGAATTTATCAGGGGATATAATTTCGCACCATTATATAAGATGCGTATGCAGACTATATTTATCATCGTGCTGGTAGTCGCTATTGTTGGCTACCTCGTCATGAACCGTGAGGGTCTCAGGTGGGATCGTGGATTTGCTGGTTTTCGTCCTGCTGTTACCGGTGTAATTACAGAGGGAAATCTTGATATCACCGGAAACCCAGTAGAGGACGTGGCAGTAAAGGCTCTGATGATTAAGAAGATTTTGGATGCCACCACCAAAGAAATATTTGACACCAAGGGTCTCAAGATGTTCCCAATTGAGACGATCTTTATCCAGGTGTTTGACTCTCCTGATAAGATTAAAGAACTCAAACAGAAGCGTCCTGATGTTTACCAGTCCTATGTAGAGTTCCTTCAGGCTCGTGACAAGAGTGCCTTACTTACCAGGGGTGGAGATGGTACCGAGCAGGAACAATTGAGCCGCGCCGCTCTGATTAGTTACCTCGATACACTTAAGCGTGATCAGGACTATAATACGGTTCCTGATAATGTCCCTGCTACCTACCGGTGTCGCTTCATGCTCCTCGAGACAGAGCGATTCTATGGAACCGAGGTGGATGTGATCGCCATCGGAGACGAACAGGGTATCAAGATTCAGGGCATCACTAGTCAGCCCTTGAAGGATGGTAGTAAGATCAAGGCTTTCCAGGATCAACTTCGGGTGGGAGAATGGATGTCCTACGACACCATTGCCAACGCCAATGTGCCCAATAAGAGCGCCATGGCGCTTGTCGATAAGGCGGTCAAGGAAAAGTGGGGCGACGGCGAAGATCAGAGATACATCAATACCATTGAAGCATCAACCGAGTGGCTAGCGAATAATCCAGATGAATTTGAAAATCCGGATACGCCTTATTTGCGATAGGAAAAACTTTAGAATTAGTAGACAATGCCTCTGAGAGTGGACGAGGTACAACAGATCGACCACAGAAAGCGAGAGCTAAAAAAGAAACTCTATACGGAGCTATACGAACGCGCCAGCACCAAGGTGAGGCAAGTCGCCGATTTGGGACTGCACGAGACCTGGGTGCAGGTGCCTTCGTTCCTTATAGGATTTCCATCTTTTGACGTGGTCAAGGCAGCCCAGTACGTCGAGCGCCAGTTCATCAACGGTGGCTTCTTCACCCAGTTGTATGAAAACGGACAATTATTCGTTTCATGGTATCCAAAGACGTCCAAAAAGAAAGCCAAGACCAGACCAAAGCCAAGTGAACCGGAGAACGAGTTCGCATCCCTGGCGAACCTCAAAAAAGCCGCGGACAAATATCGCTGAATTAAATACGTTTTATCAGTAACTATGGACAATAACCTTAATGTTCTTGTGGAAGCCAAGAAGGAACTATTGAATCAACTTTCGTCCACCATTCTCCCGAGTGCACTGGACTGCATGGACTCGCTCTATGCCGAATCCAAGGTGGAGACCCAGGGACGCAATACGCTCAAGGCGTTTCAGGAGAAACTCGCCAAGATTCCCCAGTGGAACAACTATCAGATTGATAACGAGGTGGGAAAGTGTGTGGATCGCTGTGGAGGATGTCTGGATGAGATGACAGCGGCATGCTTCGTGGCCACGGTCAAGATCATTTCTTCGGTCAGGCTCTCCAAGGATTCTCGCAAGGTGTCGCTGAAGATTCCCACCAACGACGTATTCGTCTTGGGTGTCTATACAAATGTAGCTAAGCGGATATATGAAGATCCCTATATCTATCAGGAGGTCATCAGCAGGAATGACAGGCGCAAGGATCTGCTCAAGCGAATGGATGGCGTGGTCGAGGAGACAGTCAAGGAGATGCTTCCGATCAACCAGATTCTGAAAACCTATCTGAACAAGAATGCTGTGGACGTAATGAATGGCGAACCCATGGAGCCCGAACCGGAGCCGGAGATGGAGCCCGAATCGGACATGTTTCCTGGAGGCGGCGAGTTACCAGTGGAGGACGAACCTGAAATGCCAGATGACTCGATGGAGCCCATGGAGACCGAGGAACCCATGGATCACACAGAGTCTCTCGAGACACCCACCCCGGAAATGCCACAGGAAGAAACCAAGAGTTTTACGTTCAACGACAAAATCATGAAGAGGGCACCGATGCCATCGATGGGCGAAGAAGAGGACTTTTCTATAAATCCCAGTGCGAACCGTTAAACATACTAAAATCTACTTTATTTAATAATGATCAGCGATTCACTTAAAAATCCTTTGGTCGCGGCATTGGTTGGTGCGATCGTCACGATGGGCTATATCCAGTTGGTGGCTCGTCTCAATCGAGAGGCACCTCCCAGGAATGCCGATATGATCAAGCCAGCAATTCTGAATGCCATCTTGGTGGGCATGATCGTCTATCTCGGTATCTCCCAGCGCGAGGAGATCTACGAGACTCCTTTCCCAGAAGTTAGTCGCGGTATGTAATTAAAGATTTTAGTCTAATTAAATAATACTATGGCCAGCGTAGATACATTCAACGAACTTCTTTTGCAGTTTGTGGATGAGTTGGCTCACACGTTCCCAGAGAACACCATTGTGAAGACCTACAGGAATACGGTCAGCATGTTGATCAAGAAGGATCCTGGTGTCTGCCTGGAAACGTTTATGAAGAATGTGAAGCCCCATGAGGATCTCATTCGCAATCAGGATGAACGCATCTTCGAGGAGCTTTCACGAAGTTACGGAATTCTCAAGACGCTTGACCTCGAGTCCATGTGGAAGTCCGAACTTTCGGACAACAGCCGGTCGGCCATCTGGCAGTACGTCCAGGGACTCTATGTCCTCGGAAACAATGTCGGTGATGAGGAGATTCAGGCGTCCCGCCAGACCAATATGGACTTTTCTCCGGAGAAGATCAACCAGATGTTTGCACCCCAGGGTTCCGACGGGGGAGACAATCCTTTGGCGGGTCTGCTCGGAAACCTGATGAAGCCCGAGATTATGGAAGAGATGACTGCCAAAGTTGAAGAACAGTTTGGCGACGGTCAGGGGGGGTTGGACGAGACCAAGATCATGAGTGCTCTCGGGCCTCTGATGGGAAACCTGACCAAGATGCTTGAAAAAAATAACTAGTCAATAAATAAGAATGGAACAACCGTGGTTTAGAAATCCATCGCACTTGTTTGCCAAGAACAAGGTGCTGATCTTTTGGCCTTTGGCTAAGCAGAATCCCGTGGAGAGGCTCAACGCTGCCACCCGATTCGTTCTCTACACCATGGCGATCCTTTACGTGATTAATCGCGACATTAGGGTTATTTACCTGGGTCTCACGGTTATTATGGTGATGGCGTCGATGTTACTGGCCGGTGGCATCAAGGAAGCTATGAGACCCGCTTCGTTTGAGGAGGAAGGGGTCAGGTTCAACGCGATCACCCCAGGAAAGACATGCGAACAGCCTACCAAAGATAATCCGATGGCAAACGTGCTTCTCTCGGATTACATCGACAACCCGAAGCGACCGGCGGCGTGCTACTATCCGACCGTCAAGGACAAGGTAAAGAAGTTCCTGAATGAGGGTACTCCCACCGATCAGGCTGATGTCTATTCAAGCCGAAACCAAGCGTTCCGTTCCTTCTACAGCATGCCATCCACGACCATTCCCAACGACCAAGGTGCATTTGCTCGCGCTGCCTACGGGCCGGTGGTAGACAAGGTGTGTCGCTCGGAGGGAGGTGCATGTTACCCCAACGACGCTTCCATGTTCGGTCAGTCCAGGATGCCCGAACTTCAGCAGATTAGGGGCACCTTCGGAAGTGGTGTTAAGGCTTCCACTTAAAATATTGGGTGATAGTAATATGGCTTATCAGCTTAATACATCGTCGGTTCTTTTGGATGCAGAGAGTCTGCCGGTGAATTGCGCCTACGATCATGTGGTCGCGCCGCCAGTGGTCAGTAACCTCAACTACGCCGGTTCGGGTCGTGCCTCGACGCCCATTTATGGGACGTCTCCCTACATGGCAGGCAAGGGTGCTCCAGGAAATCTGATTATGGTCGAGGATATGCTTCGCCCTCAGTCCACGACGTTCTTCAAGAAGGGCTATCAGGGTCGTGGATATGATTTCCCTTCCAAGGACATGTCGTGCTCGGTGCCGCTCCGAACCCGGTCGTGGGATCCCACGAGCAGCCGGGCGGATGTCCAGAACGTTCTTTTTGAGCGTAGATACAAGTGATTTTTAAAATCTACTCTAGTTTTAATATGGACCCATTGAGTCTTGTGGCCTTGTTAGGGATTGCTGTGGCAGGTCGTCAAATTGCCAGCAGTGACCGCAAAGAAGGTTTTACTCCAACACCTGTTCCCAACCGCGAAACGCAACAAATGCCGTTTTTCGGAAACAACATCAACACGCCCACCCAGGAATTGACTGCCGTGACGGATCTGTTCACGGGAACTTACAACCCAAATAACCCACAGGGTGGTATCATCAACCCAAAGAAGGAGGTCGTGGCGACTCTTCAGGATACAGCACCCAATGTTCAGTTCCCGTTTGGTCAGCCCGTCTATAACCTTTACGATCGTCAGAATATATCGAGTCGCATGAACAATTTGTCATCCGCCGAGCGTAGGTTCGTCGGACCAGGTATCGGCGTCCCGGCCGACGTCCCGGCCTATGGTGGCTATCAGCAGCAATTCCGCGTGATGCCCAACAACGTCGGCGCATACAAGCTCACAACCCTTCCTGGTCGCTCGGGTCCCGCCAAGGACTTTGTTGATCGCGGAACCGAACGCCTCACCGTCACTCAGAACCGCCCTCAGAAGAGTTATCAGCTTTTGGGAGGTGAAGACAAACGTCCCTTGGAGAGGGGTCGCGCCCAGGGGCAGGGTGGCATGCTCACCGGCATGCGCGAGCGCGAACGTTACGTGAAAACGATGCGTCCCACGATCCGCTCGGAGACTTCGACCCGCATGGACGGGCTTGAGTTTGGTGCGGCTAAGAAGTTCGTTTCTGCTGGAACTCTTCAGGAAGCTCCGACCCGAAACAAGGCGAACTTCGCGGCGAGGGTTAATGACGTAGCGGCTCCGGGCATTCACTCATTCGAGGGAGCCTATCAGAACACCCAGAATACAATCCTGTTGCGTCCAGCCGACCGTGGAAATAAGGGCTACACGCCCCCGGGTGGGCGCATGAACGTCCGAGGTTCGGCCAATCAGGCACAGGGTGCTACCACACACACGCGTAATAGCGCTTCTACCGTTATCGAGGGAGGTGCCGGGAACCAGGGGATAGGTCAGAATTACGAAATCACTTGGAAGCAGAATAACAATGCCTACAAGGGAAATGCAGATTATAGAACCAGTCAACTGGGCATGGCAGTCAAGCAATTGGACAACAATCCTTTTGCTATTTCGCTGGCTCAGCGCTAAACATCATAGATCCTACATTCTAGAGCATGGGGTTCTTCCTTACAGAACATCTCCATGGCATCCAGTTTGTTCTCTTGTTCACGAACCTTTTGATCGTGAAGACGAGAATAAAGCTCTTCATGTTCCATCCAGTCGTGGACGTACTTTTGTGGATTTTCGATCATCCGTTTTGTGGGTCTTTTCAGTTCGGTGCGCTTCTTGAACATGTACGGCGGCACGTTCCTGAACAAGCAACTGTAGTAGAGCATATTTAAAAATAAAAGTCATTATATTTTTAAGTATGAGACACGAGACGATCGCCATGGAAGTTTCGCCC